GGAGACACCTGCCTCGCCGACCGCTGCGTCGTCAAAGAGGACCGGATCACCGTGCCCGGCTCGCCCGGGGCGATGGTCATACGGGTGCCCGCGTCGAAGAACACCAGCGAAGGGAAGAACATTCACGTGCTGATCTGCGACGAGCTGCACGAATGGACCGAAGACAAGCATGAGAAGGTCTATACGGTCCTGACGAACGGCTTCGGCGCCCGCAGGCAGCCGCTCGTCATCCAGATCACGACCGCAGGCGACGACCTTGAGACGATCGCCGGCACGCAGTATCAGCGGGGCAAGATGCTCGAGGCAGGAGAGATCGACGACCCGCGCTATCACTTTAAGTGGTTCGAACCTTCGGCGGATTGCGACTGGACCGACATAGCTAACACGCGGCTGGCGAACCCGAGCTATGGCGTCACGGTCTACCCCGACTTCTTCGAAGACATGCTCACCAAGAAGGCCGAGCACGTCTACCGGCGCTACTTCCTCAATCAGTGGTTCACGGGCGAGAAACGATGGATGCGCCCGGGGCTGTTCGAAGCGCTCGCCCGCGACGTCACGCTGCAAGACGGCGACGAGATCGTGCTCGGCTTCGACGGCAGCTTCACAAACGACTCGACCTTCATCGTCGCCGAGCGCCTGCCCGATCATGCGCAGTTCGTGCTCGGCGGATGGGAGCGCCCATACGACGACTGGGGGCGTCCCGATCTGACGTGGCGGGTGCCGTGGGGGCAGGTCGAAGACGTGCTCATCGACGCCTTCGTGCGGTTCCGCTGCAAGGCGTTCGGCGCCGACCCCTACAGGTGGGAGCGGCTGCTGCAGCGGCTCGACCAGGCACGCGAAGGCATCACCGAAGGCATGCTCGGCACCTTCACCGCACCCCCCGAAACTAGCATCCCCCTTGTGATCAGATGGCCGACGACGAGTGCGCCCCGAATGGTCGCAGCCTGCAAGAAGTACCTCGACGACGTAGAAGACGAGCTGCTGCTGCACGACGGGGACGCGCGGCTCTTGCGGCACGTGGCAAACTGCACGACGAAGGAAGATCGTTTCGGACCCCGGATCGTGAAGGAGTCGAGCACCTCGCGGCGCAAGATCGACGCGGCGGTCGCCTCGCTGATCGCCCATGATCTCGCGACGACACCGCTCGACGACGAGCCGGAGCCCGATATCTTCCTGTTGACCGGCTGAGGGGGGCGCATGACGGAACGGGCAGGATGGGCCGGGGGCGAGCCGGTCCCGATGCGTCCAGACCCGGGCGTCGAGGTCGACGGCGTTGACTTGGCCGCACTCGCCGAGCGCGCCCGCGCACGCCGGCAAGCCCGAGCCCGCACCCTCCAGCTTGTCGAGTGGTTCGGTTTCGCCCTGATCGTGTTCGGCGTCGAGCTGCTCTTCGGCGTCGGATGGGCAGTGCTGGCGGCAGGCGTCGCCCTGGTCGTGAGCGCGAATGCTTCGTAACCTTGGGCAGCGCAGCGTCGAGCATGTGACCACGCTCGAGGCGCCCGAGGTGCCGATCACCGATCAGGCGCTCGCGGCATGGCTGGACGTGTCAAGCCTCACCGACGCCGGCATCACCGTGAGCGACGAGCGGGCGCTCAGCAAGTTCGTCGCCTACTACCGTGCCGTCTACCTCATCGCCGGCAGCATCGGCGGGTTGCCGATCATCACCTACCGGGGCAAGCCTGCCCCCGGGTCGCAGCGTGAGTTTGTCGACCCGCCGAGTGTGCTCGTCGACCCATGCCCGGCGCTCGAGCCGATCGTCTTTTGGGAGACGCTGCTGGCGCATCTGCTCACGGTCGGCAACGTCTTCCTCACCCCGACCCGCAACAGTTTCGATCAGGTTGTCGAGCTGGACTTCGTGACGGGATACGTCGAGCCCCGCAAGGTGAGCAAGGCGATCGACCCGCGCAGGCGCCTGTACGACGTCACCGACGAAGCTGGGCAAAAGAAGACGTACTCGTCGAATGACGTGCTGCACCTTATGGGGCCGTCGATCAATGGCATGTGGGGGCTGAGCCCGGTCGGTGTCGCCCGCAACGCCGTCGCCGTCGCCCTCGCCCAAGAACAGTATCAGGGCAAGCTCTTCGCCAAGGGGGCGATGCACTCGGGCGTGCTCACAACCGACGCGAACGTGTCGCCGCAACGCAAACGCGAGCTGATCAAGAACTGGCAGGAGACGTCGCACGGGCTGGAGAACGCCGGAGGTGTCGGCATGCTGACCGGGGGCGTCAGGTATCAGCCGCTCAGTATGGTGCCCGCCGATGCCGAGTTCATCGCCAGCCGCTACTTTCAGATCGAAGAGATCGGGCGCATGTTCGGCATCCCGCCCGACTTCATGGGCGTCACCCAAGGGACCAGCAACTACGGCACGGGCGTCGAGCAACGCGGGCTGCATCTTGTCACCTACGCGCTCATGTCGTGGCTGATCAGGCTCGAGCAGTTCATTTCAAGGCGCATGCTGCCCCGGGGCACAAACGCCGAGATCGTGCCCGATGGCCTGTACCGGTCGGACGTGCGAGCCCGCACCGAAGCCAGCGTGCGCCGGGTGCTGACTGGGCTCAGCAGCGTCAACGAAGAGCGGCTCGCCGAAGGGCGCCCACCGATCGCCGGGGGCGACGTCCGCTACATGCCGGCGAACATGCTGCCGCTCGGACCGGACGGGCTGCCGATCGCCGCCGACACCGACCAGGGCGACGAGGGCGAGCCCGGCGACGTGAACGACGTCGACGCCCAACCCGACCGGGTGAAAGTCACCTACGACATGGTTGAAGCACTCTTGAGCTTGGGGGGCGTAGATGGCAACGGGTCGCCGATCTAACCGCAACGCAGCCGCGTTCGCTGGACCGCAGCGTCGATTCTGGACGGCGCGTGATCTGCTGCAGCGGGGCGGCCGTCCGCCGAGCCTGCGAGCCGACGACGACGCCGACGACGCGAAGGGCGAGTTTCCCGATCCGGCATGGGCGAACACGGGCATCCCGACCCGAGGCCATTCGCTCGTGTTCGGTGTGCGCGAGCTGATCGGCGATCCCGAGTGGGGGTTCTACGAAGAGTTCAAGCCGGGCTCAACGAAGAAGACGATCGGCGAAGCCGACATTCGCCTACTTCAGAACCACGACCCGAACTTCTTCCTTGCTCGGACCCGCGCCGAAGGCGACGGCATGGGCACCTTCGACGAGCACAAGGAAGACTCGACGGGCCTCTACCACGAAGCGCGCATGCTGCCCACGACCTACGCCTACGATCTCGCGCTCGGGTTGCGAACTGGTGTCGTGTCGCAGATGAGTGTCGCCTTCTGGCCGATGAAGTGGTCGCTCGCCCGTGTCAACCAAGACGGCAGCGACCCAACCGGCGATGAGAAGGGGACGATGCTGCTCGTCACGCACGAAGAGATCGCCCTCTCAGATGAGAGCTACGTCACTTACCCCGCCTACGTCGACACCGACGCGAGCCTGCGTGTCGCCGGCATGGGCATGCTGCTCGACGCCGCCGGGCAGCGAACCGACCTGCACTCGCGGGCGGCATTGATCGAAGCCGTGCTCACGGGTACAGTCCGAGACGAAGCAGCGCCAGTGCTGCGAGCCGCGCTTACTGCACTCGTCGACCTGGCATCTGCCCCTGAGCCGGGCGAGCCCACTCGGGACACAAACCCCGGAAGCCGCTACGCCCGATCGCGTCTGCTGCTTGAGCTAGACCTTCGACGCCGGCAGCTCGACGCCTAGTGCTCTAGGGGGGCACACGTATGGACCTGCACGAGCGGCTGCGCGACGTCAACACGCGCAGCGCCGCACTACTGGGGCAGATCAACGCCCTCGTCGACGACGACAACAGCTACCGGGACGGTGTGCTCACCCCGGAAAAGCAGGGCGAATATGAGCGCATGAGCACCGACTTCGCCGCCCTGCGCTCGACCAAGGCGTCGCTCGACACGAGCCTGAACCTGCGGCAGCAGGCGAACGGCATCACGGTCGCGACCCCGGCTGAGACGCTCGCCCTTGGCGGGGCGACCGTGCAGGGCAGGGACGCGCCCGCCGACGACGACGAGCAGTATCGCGCCGTGTTCGGCAGGTGGGCGCAGAACGGCGTGAGCGAACTGCCCACCGAAGATCGCTCGTTCCTCGCCAACCTGAACGGGAATGCGCGGCTCGTCGAAGCCCGTGAGCAGGCGCGGGCGGCAGGTGTCGGCACCGGCGCCGGGGGCGGGTTCCTCGTGCCCCAAGGCTTCAGGCGCGATCTGGTCGTCGTGCAGAAGCAGTTCGGCGGCATGCTGCAGGTCGCCGAGCAGATCGACACCGACACGGGCGCCGCCCTGCCGTGGCCGACGAACGACGACACCGGCAACAAGGGCGCGATCCTCTCGGAGAACACGCAGATCACCGAGCAGGACGTGACGCTCGGGCAGGCGCAGCTCGGTGCCTACATGTACACGAGCAAGCTCGTCCGCGTGTCCTACCAGTTGCTTCAGGATTCCGCCTTCAACTTCGAGGTGTTCCTGCGGCAGCGGCTCGGCGAGCGCCTCGGCCGGGCCGAGAACGAGCACTTCACCATCGGCACCGGCTCGTCGCAGCCGCAGGGCATCACGGTCGGCGGCACCGTCCGCGTCACCCTGGCGACCGGCAACACGACCGGTTTCTCCACCACGGCGGTCGGCTACAACGCGCTCGTCGACCTGTTCCACTCGATCGACCCGGCCTACCGGAACGAGCGCACCCGCTGGATGATGCACGACACGACCGTGAAGGGGATCGTCAAGCTTGTCGACACGACCGGGCGCCCGATCTGGCAGCTTGGCATGACGGCAGGCGAGCCCGACTCGATCTTCGGACGTCCGATCACCTTCAACCAGGACATGCCGGTTCCTGCGGCGAACGCCAAGACGATCGCCTTCGGCGACTTCAACGCCGGCTATGTGATCCGGCTCGTCACGGGCGTGCTCAGTGTGCGGCTCGCCGAGCGGTACGCCGACTTCCTCCAGGTCGGTTTCTTCGCCTTCCAGCGATGCGACGGCATGGTGCAGAACGCGGCGGCATTCTCGCTGCTCGCGCAGAGCGCCACCTAAGAAGGGACGGGCGACATGGGGCAGCACGAAGAGCCGGACACGACGATGGGCTCAGGTGGGCTCAGGAACACGGCAGAGCGTGCTGCCCCGCCGCACCCGGGCAGTCGGCGGATCAAGGAACGCATCACGCCGCCCGGGGGCGCCACGATCGACGACGTGCCCGACAAGGCAGAGGGGGGCGACAGTGGCGAAGGCGAAGACGACGCCTGACGCGAGCAACCCGGGGCGGCTCGGGCGGGCGTTCGTGTTGCGCGTCACCGACCAAGGCACGCGCCTCGATCAGGCGCCCGACGAGCATGTGTTCTCTGCCCGATGGATCGAACGGGCACTCGCCGCCGGGTGGGCGAAGGTCACAATCGAGCTGACCCCCGACGCGGGCGACGGCGCCGTCTACACCCTGGCCGGCTTCGATCGGGTTGCCGAAGGCAGCGACCAGCCGAACCTCACGGCATGGCGCGCACGCAAGGGGGGCAAGCGTGGCTGACGGCATCTTCAACATCGCCAAGGGGCGGTTCGTGCACTGGGCGACCCTGCCCGCCGCCGCCGACGCGATCATCCTTGTGCCTCTGCTCGCAGCCGGGCTCGAAGCCGACGACACCCTGAACAACTACGACGACCTTTCGGCGCTGCTCGCCGCCGCCAACGATGAGGCGACCGGGGGCGGGTGGAACCGCAAGACGCTTTCGTCGGGCGTAACCGTGACCGTCGACGACACAAACAACCGAGTCGACGTTGACATACCCGATCAGACCTGGACGGCAGTGGCAGCCGCCAACAACACCGGCAAGCTGCTCATGTGCTACGACGGCGACACCGGGGCAGGCACCGACGCGAACATTCTGCCGCTCAGCTACCACGACTTCGCCGTCACCACAGACGGCACCGACGTGGTTGCGCAGATCGCCGCTGCCGGCATCGCCCGGGCAGCCTAGCTAGGGGCTTGCCGTGACGGTCGCGCACGACGCGACCAGCCTTAGCGCGATCTGGTCGACGGCGACGGCACAAACCGTCTCCCATGCCGGCGCCGCGTCCGGGGTCAAAGGCGTGTTAATCCGCGTCGTGCAGGGCGGCGGCGCGGGCGGCAACCAAGACGATCTTGGCGCGACACCGGTTGCCACCTACGGGGGGCAGGCGCTCGCCGAGATCGCCGACGTCGCAAACGCGGGCGGCGAACAGTCGCGAGTGTGGTTCTTCTTCCTCGGCTCAGGCGTGCCCCAAGGCACACAGACAGCCAGCGTCACCAGCAACGGCACCCACAGCAAGGCATACACGGTTACGACCCTGACCGGGGCGGCTGACCTTCTGGTCGACGTGGTGAACAACCTCACCCCCGGCATCTTCGCCAACCCTTCGCTAACGCTCGATTACACCGATGGGCTGGCGAGCTGGGTCGCCTACTACGCCCAGCACACCGGGCTCGCCGCCCCCGTCACGACCGTGCAGGCAGGGTCGACGCACGAGTTCGGCGCCGACTTCGGTCAGGACGGCGCCATGTGGGCGCGCAAGAGCGGCTCGGCTGGCACCTCGACAACGATGGGGTACACCGCCGCGTCCGATGACGTGAACGCGGTCGGCGTCGTCATCAAGGAAGGCGCCGCCGGGCAAACCAAGACGATCGCTCAGGCGCTCGAGACCGACACGGCGACCGCCCTCACCCGCCGCAAGCTCCGGGCGGTCGGGCAAGCCGTCGAGACGGGCACGGCGACCGCGATCACCCGGCAGAAGGTGCGCACCATCGGCCAGGCGGTCGAGACGAACACGGCGACGGCATTCACCCGCCGCAAGCTACGAACAGTCGCCCAGGCGGTCGAGACCGATACGGCGACGCCGTTCGTCCAGAAGACAGTGCGCACGATCGCCCAAGCGGTCGAAACCGACACGGCGACGGCATTCACCCGCCAGAAGTTCAGAGCAGTCGGCCAGGCGCTCGAGACCGACACGGCGCAGCCGATCACCCCGCCAGCCCCGCCGGGTATCAGCTATGTCGTCGGGGGCGAGATCGAGGGGCTCAGCAACGCCAGTGTCGCCAGCTACAGCCCCGATCAGTGGCCGAGCTTGCTCGCTGGCGACGTCGCCGTGCTGTATGTGGCGACGGGCACCACGGGTCCGCCGACGATCACCGTCACCGCCCCCGGAGGTGCCGCGTATGACGCCGGCACGCCGATCGACTCGGGCACGACACTGCGGCTGCAGCGCTTCATCCGCAAGATCGCCAGCGACGGCGAAGCCGCCCCGACGATCGCCTTCTCAATCAACTCGAACAGCAGTTGCGCCGGTTTCTCGCTGCGGGGCGTGCACCCGACGCAGATCGTCGACGTGACCGACACGACCGCCAGCAGCGGCGCCACCGCGACCAGCATCACCCTGCCGGCACTGTCCGTCGCGACCAACGGGGCATGGCTGGCGGTCGGCTATGCGTCGCGGGTTGCTGCCGCGCCCTACCCGAACTTGACCGCAGGCGCCGGCCACACTGAGCGGTCTCAGCGGGCGGCGTCGTCGACGGGCTCGGGCACGACAACTGCCGCCTACACCCGCACCGCCAACCCGGTCACGACCGCCGGGAACCCCTTCGACGGGGCGAGCTTCACCCACGACATTGTGGGCGGCGCCCGGCAGGTGATTGTGCACACGGCGTTGCGTCCGGCACCGGGCGGCGCCGGGCAAACCAAGGCGATCGGGCAGGCGACCAGCACCGAGACGGCGCAGGCGATTGTCCGGCAGAAGGTGCGCGCCGTCGCCCAGGCGCTCAGTGCTGAGACGGCGACGGCACTCGTCAGGCAGAAGTTCAGGGCGGTTGCCCAGGCGATCTCGACCGGCATCGCCCAGCCGATCACCCGGCGGAAGCTCCGGGCGGTCGGGCAGGCAGTCGAAGCCGACACGGCGACACAGATCGCCCGGCGCAAGCAGCGCACGGTCGGGCAGGCTGCGAGCACGGAGACAGCAACGGCGGTCGTCGGGCAGAAACGTCGCCCGGTCGCGCAGGCGCTCGAGGCGGACACGGCGACGCAGCTCACCCGACGCAAGCAGCGGGCGGTCGCTCAGGCGCTCGAGGCGGACACGGCAACGGCGGTCGGGCATCGCAAGATCAAGCAGCTCGCGCAGGCGCTCGAGACCGACACCGCCCAGCCCGTGACACGAAGCGGCGCCGCCAAGATCATCGCTCAGGCGCTCGAGACAGACACGGCAACCGCGATCGCACGGCGCAAGCAGCGGGCAGTCGGGCAGGCGACCGAAGTCGACACGGCGACGCAGCTCACCCGCCGCAAGATCAAGCAGCTCGCTCAGGCGCTCGAGACGGACACCGCGACACAGCTTGCCCGCCGTAAGACACGCACGGTCGCTCAGGCGCTCGAGGCAGATACGGCGTCGCAGCTCACCCGCCGCAAGGTGCGGCTCGTCTTGCAGGCGCTCGAGGCGGACACGGCGACGGCGCTCGTGCCCCCGGGCATCGTCCGCGTCATCGGTCAGGCGCTCGAGGTCGACATAGCGCAGGCGATCGTCGTCGTGCACACCATCGGGCGTGTGCTCGAAGTAGAAGGCGCCCTGAGCGTCGCCGGAGCAGTCGAAGGCGATCAGATGCCCGGGGCGGAAGTATCGGGGCTCAGCGGGGCTTCTGAGCCCCCTAGCGGGCAAGGTATGCTCGCCTTGGAAGTGTCCGGGGCGCAGAGCGCGGGGGGCTGACGTGGCAGACGAGACACGAGTGCTACCGGGCTCTGCCGTCTCGATCGTGTGGAATTGGCGGCTCGGCAGCGTCTCGACGGCGCCGAGCGACCCGCCGACCCGGGTAGCGATCACCCGCCCCGATGGCACCGCCCTGCCGGGGGCGCCGGCCACCGCGCCCAGCACCGCGAACGTGGCGGCACCGGGCGAGGTCGCCTTCGTGCTGCCCGCCCAAGCTGAGGTGACGCTGCTGAAGGTCGTTTGGACGGCGACGGTCGGCGGCACCCTGCGCAACGTGACAAGCTGGGTCGAAGTCGTCGGCGAACATCTGTTCGACCTGGCTGACCTGCGCACCTTCGAATGGGGCGGGTTCACCCAAGGCGCCGCCCCCCTCGCCGACACAGTTAAGTACCCGGACGCGAAGCTCGCGCAGGTGCGTGATCAGATCGCCGACGAGATCGAAGAGTTCACCGGGGCCGCGCCGATGGAACGCTACACCCGCGCGACCCTGTACCCCTCGGCAGGGTCGCGTCGGCTGCTGCTCGATAAGTACCTGCCCCGGCGGGTGCTGAGCTTGACGAACGGCACCGCCGTGTGGGCGCCGAACCTGCTCGCCGAACTTGCCCTCGGTATCACCGTCATCGAACAGCCGTACCGGGCCTTCAGCACACCCGTCGCCCTCGAGTACGTGCGTGGGCTTGAGCGGACGCCAGCAACAATCAGCGAAGCCGGCAAGAAGATCGCCATCATGAAGTTGCGCCCCTCGCAGGTGCCGCCCCGGGCGCTCAGCATCACCGACGAACGCGGCACGATGCAGCTCTCGGTCGCGAACTGGGACAAACGCCGGTACTACGGCGTGCCCGAGATCGACACCGCTCTGCTCACGATCGACGAGACAATCATGCAGAGCGTCTAATGCCGGGCGCATCCGCACCCGCGTTCCGTCGCAGCCTGCGCACCGCCCTGCAGGCAGTGGTCGCCGCCCTCCCTGCAGGCGACCCGCTCGAAGGCACCCTCGTGAGCACGCAGCGACTCACCCTCGAGCAGGCGAACGCGAAGGCGATCGGGTTCGCCGACGCCCGCACCATCGGCCGAGACGAAGGCCCCATGCGTGGAAGCGCTCGCCGCCAAGTCGAAGAGACAGCAATACAAGCAGGGGCGGTCGGTGTCACAACAAGCGCCCTCGATCAAGACGGGCTCGACCTGCTCGAAGACCTGGCATGGGCGCTGATCGCGATGGTTGAAGATGTACTCTCCACGGGTGAAGGCATCTTCGGCATCGACCAGAATCGGCGCCCGGCGATCCTGGCGTCATGGGTGGAAGAGCGCGGGGGGCTCATGCACGGCAGCGAACAGTCGGGGCAGTACGTGCGGATCGACTTCACGATCAGCTACGACGCGAGACTCTGAGGGGGCAGCATGCCGGAAGGGACCAAGGCAGGCGGCGAGCAGAAGACGCCGACACGGCTGATCATGTACGTCGGCGTGAGCGACTCCCAAGAGATCGCCGCCACTGGGCAGGTCGCAGAGTTCGGCGTGCCGCTCGAGGTTGCCGACAAGCCCCGCGTCGTCCGACATATCCTCGACGACCACGGCAACCGCTGGCAGGACGTCCGTTACCCGGGTGTCGCCGAGCAGCTCTTGCAGCGTGCCGACTTCGTTGAGCCGAGCGGCGACAAGCCGAACAAGACGGAGATCGACGAGGCAGCCGAGCAGGTGCGGGCGCTCAGCTACGCCGACACCCACGGCGAACGGCAGGCGCTCGAGCTAGCCGCCGAAGGCGTCCAGGTCGACGAGGTAGTGCACGGCGAACCCGGCTACGTGGTCGTCGAGCCCGGCACGTTCGTGGAGGGGGCAGGCGAGCCGCAAGAGCCGACCGTCGTGCCCGAGCAGGGGCAGCGCGACGTGCAGCCGAACCCGCCCGTGAACCTTCAGCCGCCGAGCCCGCAGGCGCAGACCGGCACCGACCCGGCGAGCGACGTGCAGGAAGGCGACGCCGACACCGAGCCGCAGCGGCAGCCGGGCAGGGCACGAACGCGACGCGGCACCACTTCGGCAACCCGCCGAGGTTGATAGCAAGGGGGGCATTAGATGGCATCGGGGCTTAGTTCACAGATCGGGTTCGTTGAAGAGAGTGTCTTCGGCACCCTGCCGGGGTCGCCGACGTGGCGGTTCTATGAGCTGCTGGCGACCGGGCTCGAGGGGCGGAAGAACGCGATCAACTCGGACGGCATCCGCCCGGGTTCGGCGCCGCTTCGGCTCGGGCAGCGCCGCGTCGTGTCGAGCCGCGACGCCGGAGGCGGCGGCAACCGCTTCGAGGTGCCGAACATCGGCTTCGGGCTGCTGCTCAAGCACATCATGGGCGGCACGATCACCTCGACGAACCTTGCCGGCACACCCGCCGCATGGTCGCATGTGTTCCCGCTGGCGACGGTCGACGGCAAGAGCCTCGACGTGCAGATCGGCGTGCCCCGCACCAACTCGGCCACCGTCGACGCTTACACCTACTACGGCGCCAAGATCACCGATGCCGAGTTCGCGATCGCCGTCGATCAGATGCTCACCTGCGAGCTGACGATGGACGCGCAGAAGGTCGACCGGGTGACGGCGCTGGCGACCGCCACCTACCCGACGCTCTCGATCTTCAACTTTGCCCAAGGCTCGCTCAGTGTCGGCGGCACGGCGCTCGCCAAAGTCACCAATGCTTCGTGGGCGCTGCATCGTGCCCTGAAGAACGACCGCTATTTCATTGGGTCGGCGGGGCTGAAAGACGAGCAGGTCGAGAACGACTTCGCCACCATCGACGGCAGGCTCAGCGTCGA